GAATAAAAAGAAAATAAAAAAGGTGTTATTAGGATATTGGGATTATAGCTCAATAGATATCCGCCTTATTGGCGTGATTAAAGCAATAAAAAAATGTTATGAACTTACAGAAGATAAAAATAAGTTTGTGAATAAATTAAGAGATGTTTTAATAAAAGGAGTATTGAAAGATGACTTGTGAAGCTGTAATTCAATACAATTTTTTATTTGTGTTTGGGATATTTCTCCTGTTGTTATTGGAAAGATTTATAAAAAATAGAAAGTAAGTATAAAGGTGTAATGTCAATATTGGTTTTACTCACCTCTTTTACTATATTGGCATTATACACATAAATAAAAGAGAGTGTATAGGGTGGCTAGGTTAGTGTTCTCATAGGCATTAGCCTAGCCTTTTATAATTATGAAATGTGAGCATTGCAAGGAAGAAATGGATAAAGAGCAATCCTATTGTCGCAAATGTCTATGTCTAAATGGGATAGAATGAAAGTGAGTGATACTTTCAACAACGCATAAAGTTAACGAAAGATATAAATAAGCCTAAATCCATAAATGCGTAGCATTTATCGTAGAGTTAAAATATCCTTCTCAGAATTATGTATTCGTTGGTGAAAGCTTTGGAGTTTATAAGTATTTAGTTCTAATAAACATTAAATAGCAATCTAAGCTAGCTATTAAGCCGTTGATGCTTAATAGCTTACGCTATATAGCTATTAAATGTATTAATAGGCAGCGTTAATCTGCTGGCAGTCTTAGCTAGGCTAAGCCTGCTCATGCAGCTTACGCTGCACCCCTCACTCCGTTCGGGGCTGATGCCCCGTAGCCAACCCAAGCCTCGCCTCACTGCGTGAGGCTCAAAGAGTTATTTCAATACTAGCGATTCTTGTGGTTTTTGTTGTTTTTTTGTATGTACCAACCCAGACAAATTTTTTAAAAATTATTGGATACTCGAAAATACTAAGAAAACCCTCTACCTACATTTCCTATGGAACCCCTATACAGAGCCTCTACTACCAGTTTACATTTTTTTTAAATACGTATTACAAGTAGTAGTAGTAGTTAGTTAAGAAAATATGATTAATATATATGTATAAAATAGAATACATAAATCCTTAAATAATATATTATTTATTTAATCATAAAACAAAAGGAGAGTGAATTATTATGGGTAGAAGAATTGGAGTAGGTAGGTGCACTACCACTGTTACCGTAACTCCAGAATTTTGGCAACTTGCGAAGAACCATCGTATTGGTTTTTCAGAAGCAATAAGGGTAGGTCTTTCTATATTATTTGCAGAAAGAGGACTAAAGGAATATGACAACAAATTAAACCTTTATAGGAAAATGACTATTTTCCAAGAAAAGACGGAAAAACTGACAAGGGAACTTGAGGAACTAAAACTCAAACATGCAGAGTAATCCAAACAATATAGAACTTGACGACTGGCAAAAGGAAGTTCTAGAGACGGAAGGGAATATATGTTTGAGAAGTGGACGACAAGTAGGGAAATCCACTGTTATCTCTATCAAGGCAGCAGAGTATGCAATTCAAAACCATAAAAAAACAATTCTAGTAGTTGCAGCTGTTGAGAGACAAGCATATTTACTTTTCGAGAAACTACTCCATTACTTAATGGACAACTACAAGAAGTTTATTAAAAAAGGAAAACATAGACCTACAAAGTCTAAAATTCAGCTTACCAATGGAAGTGTTATCATGTGTCTTCCAACTGGAATGTCCGGACTTGGTATTAGAGGTTACACTGTCGATTTACTAATTGCAGATGAAGCAGCTTTTATCCCAGAAGATGTTTGGACTGCAGTTACTCCAATGTTGGCAGTAACCAAAGGAGATGTAATTCTCTTGTCTACACCACACGGAAAGGGGGGTTATTACTATTCGTGTTTTGATGACGAGAACTTTACAAGTTTCCATGTTTCCAGCGAAGAATGTGGAAGAATTGACCCAAAGTTTTTAGCAAGAGAGAAGGCAAAGATGACGAAAGTGCATTATGCACAAGAATATTTAGGAGAATTTGTTGATGAACTAAGACAATTCTTCAGTTCAGACCTAATAAAGAGTGTTATGTCTGATATACCAACCCTAAGTATGAAAGGAGACAATTATTTAGGAGTAGATGTTGCGAGAATGGGGGGAGATGAAACTGTTCTATTCTCATTAAGAAAAAACGGCGATAACTTACACCAAGTAGGTTTAGACATTTCAAAAAACACTATGTTACCAGAAACTATAAGGAGAATACTAAATCACGACACTCAATACAACTACAAAAAGATTTACATTGACGATGGGGGACTTGGAGTAGGAGTATTTGACCCACTTCTTGAACATAATCAGACCAAAAGAAAGGTAGAAGCAATAAACAATTCAAGTAGAAGTATAGACAATGAGGACAAAAAGTATAAGAAAATTATGAAAGAAGACCTATACACCAACCTCCTACGCCTTATGGAACAGAAAAGAATCAAACTTGATTCAAATCCAGAGATTATGTTATCATTAAAATCTGTTCAATACGAATACACTGAGAAAAAGAACTTAAAGATTTTCGGAAACTACACACATATCACAGAAGCACTTGTAAGGGCTGCATGGTGCATGAAAGACAAAGCTTTAAATATTTATATTTTCTAAATGAAAGAATGGGAACTGTAAAAGTAAAAGACCATGATGGAAAAGAAAGAGAATTTACAAAACTATCTTCTAAAGATGAAGCGCTAACACTCGCAATTCAAGAACTCACAAAATCAATCAATTTAATGAGGACACAAAGAAATGGCTGATACTGGAATATTCGCAACAACAGCTGAAGTTCAAAGAAAAGCTGGAGCTGGTGCAAGTTCTGTGTCAAATGTTGAAGAATACATTAACGATTTCATGACCCAAGCAGAATCTACTATAAATGTAATGACCAGATATAATTGGTCAGACGCATACAGTGCATTAAATACAGATGTCAAAGGATTACTAAAAGAAGCAGCATCAAACTTGGCTGCAATTTATGTAATCAATTACGATATGGGTGGATTCACAAGTAGAACAGAAGCAGAAGATATGATTAATGTTCTAAGAGATATTGCACTTAGAGATATTTCAATTTTAAGAGATTTAAAACAACAGGACTTTATGAATGGCGCTTGATGAAAAACATGATTTCAAAAACTTTCCAGAACTTAGGAATAGTCAAATGACTACTCTATACATGGATAGTCCACATAAACAAATACTAGAAGACTTCAGAGCAACAGTTACCAATGTTCATGATGGTGATACTGTTACACTAAAATGGAAAGAGAGAGATTTCGAATTCAGAATGAGACTAAGAGATATTGATGCACCAGAATTAAACATGACAGGTGGACACGAATCAAGAGACCACTTAAAGAATTTAATAGAGGGAAAAGAGGTTGATATTCTAATAGACCCAAAGAACAGAGTAGAGAAATGGGGAAGACTTATGGGAGATATTCTTTCAGGTGGAAGTCAAATGTCAGAAGAAATGATTAGGTCAGGACACGCAGTTCCATTTGACCAAAGAAGAGAAACTATGTTACCAAATATCGAAAAGGAGTTGAGAACTAATCAATGGCTAACGACTTAATCACAACTTCAGACCCAGCAATTGCATCTTTTGACTACAACGATATTGCAGATGGAAGGGGAGTAGTAATCCATTACTTATGGTCTGGTCAAGAAGATGGTGGAACATCTGTAAATGCAATAAGCACTGCTACACCTTATTCAGCAAGTGGAGAACTTTCAACAGGTTCAACATCACCAGTAACATGGGATTTTTATACAGGAGCATTTAGTGCACCAAGAGTAGTTGATGGAGATGTAATGTTTTCATTCTTTTGGTATAACCAAGATGGAGGTGGTGGAACAATAACATTAAAACTATATCATTACGACGGAACTACAAGCACACAAATAGGAACTACTTTCACAGAAGCAAACCACACTTCACACTCAATTAAAAATATTTTATTTAATGTAAGTAATCAAAAGTTTAAAAGAGGAGACCAGATAAGATTAGAAATAGCATTAAGTATTGGTGCAGGTGGAACAACTGCAGTAGGAATTGACCCCCAAAATGAAGATTGGACATTTATTAAACCCACACAAGGTCATACTACTTCAACCTCATGGTTAAGAGTGCCATTCAGGATAGACAGATAAAATGCCAGAAACAAATATAGGACAAACAGATATAAGTTCATTAGCAACTGCTCAAGCAGATTGGGAAGTAAACACCGAAGCACTAGACAGTCCACAAGACCAGAAAGAAACGAGTTACCAAATACAAGATTGGGGAACTAAATTCGGATACTACAAGAACATTCCAGAACTTCAAGCAGCAATAGACGCTAAAGCAACATGGACAGTAGGAAAAGGTTTCAATGCAGATGAAATCAATGAGTTTAGGATAAGACTTATAAGAGGAAATGGGGTAGA